GTGTCGCTGCCGTTACAGTTATCGCATTTTCGAGAAATGTGTATGTTTCAAATTTTTCGCTTGTTGGACTTGGGTAAACTAGAACCGACATATCTTTTGTATCAATCGTTTCATCTGGAATTACATAGACTTGATTTTCTGTAACTGTTCCAGAATAAAATGTTTTAGTTTTATTTTGACCTTCATATACAACAACATTGGGTTCGCCGTTAGTGTCTAAAAATTCATAAATGCCAGCGCCACTATCTGTAGCAGAATATGAAACTCTTGTTTTAAATTTAAATTGGCCTTGTTCGTTTGATGCTGTAAATTCTGTACCTATAGGTAAAGTTATATTAGTAGGTCTGCTTCCACTACTAACAGCAGAAAGGTCTAAAGTTAGAGACAATGTAGATTTAGATGAGGATCGTGATCTTGGTCTATAACCCAAACCTTCTGCATGTGATACTACGGACGATCTTAGTTGGGATGTATTAAGAAAAGATTCGTTAGTTGCAAAATTTGCAATCAAACCGTTAAAGTGTGTATTATATGCTAACACATCCAAAATATTATTTAATCCAGACGCCTCAAAATCATATCCGTTAAATTCTGATTTCTGTGCAAAATAAGTCTTTAAAGAGTTTTTTATATTCTCAAAATCTAATTCTGTTGATGTAATGTTTGTTGCCATCTATCTTAACCTTGCTATATCGGTTTCTAATGTTGTAACCGTATTTGTGCTAATAACCTTGAATACAACTCTTGCTGTGCATGAATTTGTATCTGGATCTATTGTTGCAAATATATTTAAAATTTCTACTCTAGGTTCAAATGTTTCAATTGCATATTTTATATCATCTTCGACCTCAGATTCCGTTAGATCGTCTGCTAATTCAAAAAATAACCGAGTTATGTTACCACCAAAATATGGATCAAACGGTTTTTCGAAATGGTTAGTAAGTAGCAAATTTTTTACCGATTGTTTTACTGCATCTGCGTCAAATTTTTTATAAACGTCTGTGTCTAAGCCAGATCCGAAATCAGGCTTTGTAGTAAAAGACAAATCGAGATCCGTGTAAGAGCTAGTCCTCAGCGTTACGCTAGGAATAGTTCCTAAGTCTTTGTCTTCCATTGATAGTAATTTTGCCATCGAAATCTCTTTGTTTATTTAACTATATTTATATAGATTTTCACTATTGCCAGCCACCATTATATTGATTATCGTCAAGTGTATCGTCAAATTCTTCCTCATTGATAGAAGGAATTTCAACTAAATCGCTGTTGCTCAAAAGTTCATTATTCCAAAATGTATCAATTTTCATTTTGAAAAACGCTTGATAATTTACCGGAATTAAAGGAGTAGTTATCACTATTTGCGCGTGATGGTTTTCTTGTTTCATATCAAATTTATCATAATAAAGGGATAATTTATCGTAGTGTGTGTTATCTTTTAAATAGACTGCAAGATCAAAAGTTTTATCCAAAGCAAGCTTGCCTGTTTGAACATCATACAATTCATAGACAATAGCTCTGCCTTGCGTTTTTAAATCTGTAATACTATCTGCAACAAATTCTTCCTTACTTCCGAGTTTATATAAACCTTCAACAACTTCTAAAGAATATCCGTTGAAATCGTCTAATGTTTTATATAACTCTAATATTTCCACATGAGGCGATAGATTTCTAGCGATAGCTTTTCTTTTTAAAGGACTATTAACATGATTTAGATTTATGGGATCGCCAAAAGTAGACACGAATTTAGATAAAGACTGATTTTGAGACAGTTTGGTAGACATACTAACATCTTCCATTTTACTTATATTATATACAGTTTCTGGCAATAAGGTAACTGTTTTAGATTTTGACGCTGCCTGAGAAGGAATAAATCTTTTGGTTCTAGAAACTCCTTCGCTATTACCTATACTTTTTGATCCTGTTGTTGCCGTATATTTTTCGCCTCTTACTCTTCCTATACTATCTGGCGCTTTTGATTTATATTCGGCAGATAGAATCCCTTTACTAATTTGATTTAAAGTAAATTTGCCGTTATTAAAATTGTTTGTATTTTTTAATTTTGAACGTACTTCAGATATTGTCAAATCTCTATCTGATATTCCATCATTATTTTCTGTCTGATCAATAGAATTTTTAATTCCATCGTCCTCGTCTATTTTAACAATTCTATATCCTAAATTAGATTTTCTAAGATGCTCATTCATATATTGTGAATCAGGCAATGCAGTTGCGCCATTATTCTTACTAAAATCTGTTGATATTGTTCCACCTTTAGGATTTAAAGTTAATGAAGAAATTTTCGATATAGCTCCTCTTGCTCTTAGTGCATCTTGCGCTTTAGACGCTGTTCCGTCTAAATTACCGTGGATCACGCCCTTTACTTTAATATCATCTGAAGCACTAAGAGTTTTGGTATCTACGTTTTCGTTCGCATATATGTTTTTGGTGTACATAATCATATCTTTGCCGCCCATCGTTCCGACTGCGCCGACGGCTGTCAAATTATCCGCTGCTAAATTCATATTCACAGTTGACATGTCAATACCAGTCTCGGATGTGAATTTTGCTACATCACTGTGAAAATAGTTACCTTTACCACGTACCATCTGTTTAAATGTTCCTTTGACTAAAGTATTTACCCCATCTAAAAATGTGTTGGTAACTTGCTGCAAAACAGTAGATGATTTTGATCCAATAATTTTTTCAGTCAAATGCTTAGTTATCGTCTTTCTATATGATCCTAAAACTTTCATAATTTTGTTGCCGCCGACATTTACATTATAATCACCTTTTACATTTAAATTGTAATTTCCTGTTACTGTCATACTCAAATTGCCATTATAAACAATATGACCGTCACCGCCAACAGATAAAGAATAATTGCCCGAGCTTATTTCAACTCTGTTGCCTGTACTATTAACAAGTATCGTTCCGTCTGGTTGAATATCAACTCCTGCGCCGCAGTTATGTTTTATCAGTACTCTTTCGCCGCCTGGCGTATCGTTTATTTCTATGATATGACCTGAAGGAGATTCATCGGTCTGAACGTGCGTGTATTCGTAATTATCTACAGTATTGTAATTAACAGCTTTGCCAGGAATACCGCTCTTGACTGCAAGATTATTGGGCTTTTCTCCACGACTTGATTTATTTACTGAGGATTGATTGTTATATTCTTTCGTTGGATACTTCAAATTGGGATCACTAAACCCTTTCTGGTTCTTTCCCTCATTTTCTGTATAGCTTTTGCCGAGTGCATCTTGTCTCTGCTGTAGGTCGTCATTTTCAGAAGTCATTTTATATCCTCATTTATCAATAGACGGGCTGAGCGCCGGATTTGAAACCGACTTTTGCAAATCTAGCCATAGCAACTGGATCATCCAATGGTCCTGCCGCAGTCCAAACATTTCGTTTTCCTGACCTTCTGGCTGGTATCACTTGTACTTCATAACGATCTATTTTTTTATACATTTCTGGAACTTCATATCCCTGATCTGCGTACCACTCTCTCATATCGCGGAAAAAGTCTAATGTCAATATTGTACCAGCTTTATGTCTTTCTGCATCAACGTCAGATTGCATAATTGTGGTATCCTCATAATGAGTTGATCCTGATCCACTAGACGGTTGCGTTTGTTGTGGCGAAGGATCTGTCCAAACTTCTGCTGGCTCTGGAGAAATTCCCTTTGTGGTAATATTTGAAGATAGGGGCGGTACAATACCAGACTTACTTATATTTTTTTTGTTGAAATTCTTTTTGACAAAATCTTGCATATCTATACCAGGGTCAATTTTATTGTTTGGATCAGTATCGCTATGACCCCAGACTTGACCGCCCGGATGTACTGTATAAAATGCCTTTAAAAATTCTTTAAGTGTCGACCATTGAATAACCTCTATTGATTCCGAACTAACATAATCTTGCGGTCTAGATGTACCACTAGGACAATTATATCCGCCAATCATGCAAATTCCGATACTGTATTTATTATGTCCGTTTGTTTTTGCGTGAGAACCAACTTTATTTATAGGTCTACCTCTTTGTAAGCTACCATCTCTTTTTATGACATAATGATATCCACAGCCATTAAAACCTCTAGCTTGATGCCATTTGTGAATATCTTCTGAACCAATTTGACCCTGATCTATATAATTTGCGCTCCAGTGAACTACGACTTCAGTAATATCTCGGATAGCTGATCTGATATCGGAAACAATTTCTTCATATGAATTAACAAATGTAAATTTGTAAGCTTGATTTCCTACAACTGGCGTCTTTGCTCCTTGCCATTTTTCTTGGTTTTTAGAAGTTACTACTATATCTGTAGTACGGGATCCAAAATTAATATTAGTATTAGGAGGTCTTAGCATATTGGAAATTGAAGGATCTAAATCAAATATGTCTGACTGTAAACTTTTTAAATCTATGTTAGGGAAAGCTTTTTCTACTTTGCCGCTTATCAAATCCATGACAGAGTTTTTATCGCCATCTAAGATGCCTTGAATTGCTGCAACTTGATCTAGAGGTTCTAAGAGACCCCTTGAAAGTGCGGTAACTTCATTCAAAATAACGTCATTCGAATTTGCGATAAGCCTGTTTAAAATACCACCATTAAATCCACCTAACGCAGTTTCAGCGCCGTTTGTAAGATTTCCAACAGCATCCGTAAACTTACTTTCTAATTCGCCGAGCTTAGATGTAATGCCGGCGCCACCTATGCCACCAGCAACATCTTTGATCAAATCGTCAATGGCAGGTAAAGAAAATGCGCCTGCGATATCGCCTAGCATATCCGCTGACGGCAATGAACCTGTAGCAATCTCTAATGAACTAGCGATGGATTTGGGATTAGGAGAAGATATTATTTCACTTAAAGAAGCTGCTGCGGCAGAAGAAATTCCTGTTACATTTGTAAGTTTGTTTGGAACTGCGCTTGCTGTATTCAATAAGCTTTCAAAGCCCGGAACTTCTGACGTAAGTTGAGCGACACCCGATGTTAAATTTGTTGCTCCAATGTCAATAGCGTCAAATTCAGATACTAGACATTTTACGCCACCAATAGTCTCTCCTACTTTTCCACCTAACAGACTTGAACTAACTGAAGAAAGGTCTGCGCCAACATTTTCTATAGTTGCTGCATGTTTTTTTACATTTGAAACTACTTTCAAATTAGAGACCATTTGTCCGACTTCTTCAAATCCTATCGCGTTTGTTAAACTCATTGGGAATATCTTTCTAATATCTGTTGTGCAAACGAAAATCTTTTACTGAATGTTCCTGGTTGAGGTCTTTCATAATATTTTTCTACGGCATGCGTTGATTCTCTCAAACTATTGGATGCCTTAATTTTGCTAAATGCTCTTTTCTCTTTGTTTCTAAATTCGTGCATAGACCATAATAATTGTGCTTCCATAGTTCTATAATTCATATCATTTGCAGTTGAGAAGTTTTTAAGACCTGCGCGTCTATCGCCTCTCCACTGAGCTAAACCAAACGCAGGTTTACCTAGATCGTTAGGATTTAAAATATCAGGTTCTATATTAGATTCCGCAGCGAAGTTTCCCACTATACCAGCACTTTGGTTTGGAGTAAATTGGTTTGCTAAATAAAAATTATATGCTTTCTCTCCATTTGCACTACCTAAAAGTTCTACATTTCCTGTACCTTCATACGCGACAGTAGAGCCAGATGGGTGTTCGATTAAAGAGTAGCTTTCATCTGTACTTTTATTACCTTCAGTTTCTATCTTTTCAGTTGTATGTATTGATCCTATAACTAAAGGCAATTGCGAATGTTCGCCGTCCATAAAAATGCCATAAACTTGCGCACCATTTTGAATTTTTGCCATTTTGCCTATGCCAGAAATGCCGCCCTCTGTTGAAGGTATAACGACTTGTGCCCATGGCAATGCGCTGAGTGGTATATCTGTTAAATTTCTCGAATGTATGCCTCGGATTCTAACTTGCAATCTACCCAATTTTAATGGATCTTTGTTGCTTTCGACTATGCCAAGAAACCACCTATGATTATCTCCATAATACTCAATCATTACATAAGTTTCCTATCCATTGGGCGCTCGTCCTTCTGCAAGTTTAACGCAAGATAAAGATGCATTGTATTCGA